AGAGGAGAGAGAATGCACTATATGGTGTTTTATGTGAATGTTCAAAGAAGGACACAATTTAAAGATTTTACTCCATCGACCAGAACACCAGCTACCATTAGTAACAGGACAAATGATGTTAGCAATCTTTTAAATGGTGTATATGATAGTGTGGTTGGATCAACAGCAAGAAGCGCTTCTTCAGAAGGCGACCAAGCATCACCAGCAAACTTTATAGGTGATGCTAAAAATTATTTAACAGGTGCTTTGAGTAATGGTGGTTTGTTTAGGTCTATTGTATCCACAACTGACAGCATCGCATTATACATGCCAGATACTTTGAATTTTACATACAATCAAAATTATGACAGTCCTTCAATGTCTGCTGAATTTGGTAATGTTGGAGCTGCAGCTCAAGGCGCAGCTGCTGGCGTAGATGCTGTAAAGAATTTTATTAATTCTGGAAAACAATTCTCAATTCAAAATTTGGCACCTTTTGTTAGTTCATTAACACCTTTTGCAGCTAAAGCTGTAACACAAGGATTAGGAGCAGTAAAGTTGGGTGGAGGTGCAGGAACTTTTGCAGCTTTGACCAATTTATCTGGTGGTGTTCTTTCTGAAAATCCACAATTAGAATTAATATATTCAAGTCCAGCAATGAGAGAATTTAGGTATTCATTTATGTTTTATCCTAGAGATGAAAGAGAATCAACTCAGGTACTAAACATCATTGATAAATTTAAATTTCACCAAGCACCAGAAATTTTAGGTGGAACTTTGGGTAGATTTTTGGTTCCACCATCCGAATTTGATATTGAATTCCATTACAATGGAAAAGTAAATCCAAACCTTCCTAGAGTATCTACTTGCGTTTTAACAAGTATAGATATTGATTATGCACCTAACGGTTTCGCAGCCTATGAATCAGGTAAAACTAACCAAGCAACAAGAGGTTCAACTGGTATGCCTGTTGGTATTCGCATGGACTTAGCATTCAAAGAAATCGACATTATTACAAAACAATTCTTCAAAAAACCTAATAGTAGAAGTGAACCTTTTGATACTTCACAAGAGGTAAATATTAATCAACCGGCCGGCGGCGGAGTTTAATCAATGGCAAAGTATTTTAATTTTTTTCCAAAAGTTTTATATACTCCAAATTCTCAACTGGAATCTTTGGACGTATTGACCAACTTAACAACAAGATTTACCTTTGAACAAAAATTTAAAGAAGATACGTCTGTTTATTACAAATATGATATTAGAGATGGAGATACGCCTGAAATATTGTCATATAAATTGTATGGTACTCCAGAAAAACATTGGATTATTCTTTTGATGAATGATATTGTTGACCCACTTTTTGATTGGCCATTAAAACAACAAAATGTTATAAATTTTGTTAATAGTAAATATTCAGCAAATGCTAGTGTTGGTCAAACAGGATATGAATGGGCTGCATCAAACATCCATTCTTATTACAAAATTGAAACGCAGACCATGAATTCAAACGGTCAACAGAATATTTCAAAGTACCAAATTGATGCAAATACATATGCCGCTTTGGCATCTTCAAGCACACCATACACCTTGGCTGATGGCAATCAAATAACAATTGCTATATCTAAAGAACCAAAAACTTACTATGAATATGAAGTTGATGAGAATGAAAACAAACGAACAATTAAAATCTTAAAACCTGAAATAATTCCAGCGGTAGAAAAAGAATTTAAACGTGTTCTGAATGATACAATTAAATGAGTGAATATAATTTAAAACAAGCAACAGACTTTGACATACGGGAGTTAACAATTGTTACTAACCGTGGCCCATTTGACTTGCGAGGAATGTTTCAAGAGCTAAACATCTTTGATAGCGTCTTGTCTCCATGCATGACAGGCAATCTTTTAATTGTTGACTCATTGGGTTTATCTGAAAGCTTATTGTTGGATGGAACAGAAATTCTTTTGATTGATATTGAAAAAGGTGATGGACTAGAACCACTAAAGAAAAGATTTAGGGTGTTTAGTCAAAAGAACCGAAATCAATATAATCAAACAAGCGAAGCTTATGTGTTAATGTTTGCATCGGAAGAATTTATTCTATCTGAGCAACAGAGAGTTAGCCAGCACTATGAAGATACCTATTCCGAAATTATGTATAGTATTCTTCAAGACTATTTGAAACCTGCAAACGGCAAATTGGGTGGAAATTTTGATGATTCTCTTGGTTTAACAAGCGTGGTTATTCCATTTTTAAAACCATTTGACGCTATCAATTGGTGTGCTAAGCGAGCAATTGGTACAAATGATAAACCTAATTTTGTATTCTTTGAAAATTTGGATGGTTTTAATATCTGTTCTTTAGATACAATTATCGAATCTGATTCTATAATGGAATTAGTATTCTCACCTAAGAATTTAAATTACCTATCCAATACAAGCTTTGATGAAGAATTCTTTGGTGTTAGAGCTATGCAAGTCATTACACAAAATGATTTTGTAAAGAAAACAAGAGCTGGTGTTTTTGCAGGCAGTGTTGTTGGATTTGACCCAATTACTCGTACAGTAAAGAAAACAGTTTACAACTTTAATGATGTTTATAATGACACATCACATTCAAATCCAAATCCAATAATATCACAAGATAAAAATAAAACAGGTAAAACAAATTATGAGATGCAAAATGCTAGACAACTCGTATATTTGGATACTTCTTCTAGGGACACCAGTGAATATTTAAATGAAAAAGATGCTGAGTCTTTGCAAGTTAAAGATGTTCCACAAAAGTATATTTTTCAAAGACAAGCCATTTTTCAAAACTTGTTTACACAAAGAGTTAAATTAGTCTTACCTGGAAACTTTTTGGTAACCTCAGGTAAGATGATAGATTTGAATGTTCCTCGTTATGGTGTTCATGCGGCAGATGATGATAATTTTGATATGACATTAAAAGGCACTTATATGATAGCGGCTACACGCCATATTATACGATACACTGGTTGCGAAACTATTATTGAAGTTGTGACAGATTCTACTGAAAGAGTGAATGTTCAACCAAATACAGCCGAAAAAGAAGAAACGATGACTTGGTATGATAACTGATTACAATAATAAGCCTTTTCTTTACCATGGAAAAATTGAATCGATTGATGATCCTGCAGAGCTTCATCGTATGCAGGTTCGTGTCTTTGAACTACATGATACAGATGTAACGAAGATACCAACAGAAACTCTTCCTTGGTTTCAACCGTTATTCTCAATAAATGCAGCTAATAGTGCTTCAGCACCAAATGTTGGTGATTGGGTTCTAGTTTATTTTCCTGACCCCGAATCGGCCCAATTTGGTTATGTCATGGGTACTTTGCCAGGAATTGTATCGGAAACTACTGAACAAACAGTATATTCCACACAAACAAGACCAGTTAAACCAGCTGGTGATCCAGCAGGAACAGTAGGACGACCATCTACACCTCCATTATCCAGAAAAGTGGTTGCGGGCACAGGCGTGGATAGAAGCAACAAATCACTAGTCCATGTGTGTGATATTACACATGAAACTAATCGTGTAACTAATGCTATGCGTAGACAATTTAGTGAAGTGGTTGCAGCTATTAAAGAAGCAATTTCTGCCTTATTGAAAGCATTAGGTTTTGCCGACCCCTCTGGTGAAATATTAAAGTTGACAGAATTGGCCAAAGATATTGCAAGAAAGATTAAAAAAGTAACAGACTTTGTGAGAGATATTAATAGTACCATTGCAGAATATTTAAAAATCATTAGACAGATTAGAGCTATGATTGCTTATATTTTAAGTTTGCCTGGAAGACTTTTAGCTGAGTTTCAACAATGTTTGGCTAACTTGTATAAATCTTTATTATCAGGATTCACGTCAGCGTTTGCAGAAGTTGGCAGTATAGGTGATTTAGCAGAGTTAGCTGAAGCAGTTAATACAGTTACAACAGAAATTCAAGCTGCTGCAACTCAAGTGGCTATATTAGCTAGCACACCACAACAGTTGGCTGCGGTTGTATCTACACCTTCAAGCTCTGCGGATATTGCTAGAGCTGAACAGGACTTTACAACTTATATGACTTCAGATGGATTATTCAATTCTTTGGTTCCTTCTCCATCTTCTTTACAACCTTCCGCAGAAGCAACAGCTGTGGTTAGTTCCAATATTGTTGATTTTAGTAATGGAAAAATGGCTTAAACATGGCAGTAGATAACGCTTATTCACCACCAGATTATAGTTGGCTTCAGAGAGAGTCTGAGGCTTCGGTGGAAAATCCACCAAATTTTCCAGATAATAATTCACAACAAACTAAATCTGGTCACATCTTTGAAATGGATGATACATTTGGTCGTGAGCGTATTCGAATTCACCATAGAACAGGCACCTTTGTTGAAATGCATTCTAATGGTGACGAGACACATAAGATAACTGGTGATGGTTATGAAATCATTGCAGGCAACAAATATGTACACATCAGTGGTTTTTGTAACATTACAATTGAAGGTGATGCAATCGTTAATGTCAAAGGTAATAAAACTGAGCTGATTGAGGGTAATTATAACCAAGTTATCAAAGGTGATTTTATCCAAGTTGTTAAGGGTGAATCAAGAATGTTATCTGATGGAAATATGACAGTTGGTTGTGGTTCAGATTTTCTTGGTTCATTAAGACTTGTTACTGGTGACCACTTGAGATTAGAAGGTGATTTGTCTGTGAATGGTGGTATCTCAGCTACAAACATAACTAGTGATGGTTGGGTTGCTGCGGCACAAGGTGTAAATGCGGGACCAAAAGGATTTGTTTCTTTACTTGGTGGTTTATCCGTTGGTATTCCAATTGCAGTTCCTGGTTGTGTAAATGCTTTAGTTGAAGTTAAAGCGCCGCTAGGAACTTTTGGCACAATGTCTGCTATTTTAATGACAGATATGATTAATACAAAAATATTTGATACTCACATCCATATGGCCAGAGGTCCAACCTCACCGCCAATTTCTGGACCAATGATTTAAGGATTATATTATGGCTTCACTATTCTCACGATTAAACTATACGTATACTGACCCAAACTCAATAATCAGTACATTGTCTGATGACGTTACACGAACATTAGATTCTATGCCAAAGATGTTAACACAATGGCAAGCCGATGATGTTGCTAACAGTAATACTGGCGGTTACTTTGTTAATCCTTGTGCTAATATCACATTAAGTATTTGGGCTTCATCAAATAATTTAGTATCTGTAGCTAATAATGTCCAAGGTTCTGGTAATTTGACTGGCCTTTGGACTCAGATTACCACCACTTTTGCTTATATCAGTAACAGTTCTACCAGTAATACTCAAGCTGGAGATTTTTTAGCACATACAAATAGAATATCTGGTGTGACTTCTATAACTGTATCGGCCGACCAAGGAGTTGCTAACTTGCCTCATTATGAAACTGCGGTGCAAACAGGCAAAGCAATGGTATCTCTAATATATCAAACTGATGGTGTATCCAATAATGCACCAATTATGGGTAATTTTACAAGCTTGTTTGTGGCGAATGACTTGATTGCAATCTACAACACAATGTCCACATATGCAAATACTATTAACAATAGCATTTCAATTTCTGGTTCTGGAAGTGAGATGGATCCATTTATTCGCACTTCAAATTTGACATATAATGTGGTAAATGCCATAGCAACAACTGCCAATACTGCGAATTCTATATTCTATGACCGCAGAAAACATGATGAACAATTCTATAAAAACTCAATTGATATTTTGAATGATTATAAAAAAGTTAGAGGAATTGGAAATTCCGGCCAATCTGAAGATTATTTAATTAAAAATTACATTGGATCCGACAAACTTCTTTCCAGGTTGTAATAAATAAACAATGGCAATAGCAATAATCAATACAGTAAAAGAATATCGTGATTTGGATTTGAATTTTAAAATTCATCCAATCAAAAAAGATATCAACAAACATACAGCCGAAATGGCTGTAATTAACTCAGTTAAGAACTTGGTGTTGACGCAACACTATGAGATTCCATTTCAACCTGAGATTGGTTCCAACATTCAAAAATTATTGTTTGAACCTTTAGATTCGGTGACTGCTTCTTTACTTGATAGAGAAATTAGGCAAGTTATTAAGAATTTTGAGCCAAGATCATCCGTTGATGTTGTTAAAGTTCTTCCAGATTATGATAAAAATGGATTTACAGTAACTCTCCAATTCTATATCATTAATAGAACTGAACCAATCTCAATACAATTTTTATTAGAACGAGTACGATAAATGGCACAAAATCGTTTACAGGTTACCGAGCTTGATTTTGATACAATCAAGACCAACCTAAAGTCATTCCTAAAACAACAAACCGAATTTCAAGACTATGATTTTGAAGGTTCTGGTTTAAATGTTCTCATGAATTTATTGGCATATAATACACACTATAATGCCTATTACTTAAACATGGTTGCTAATGAGTCTTTCTTAGACACAGCATTACTGCGTGATTCTGTTGTTTCTCATGCTAAGACCTTGGGTTATACTCCTTATTCCAAAACTGCCGCTACCGCTATCATAGACATGACTATTAATAGTGGCAGTGCCACGGTAGATACTTTGACGATTCCAAAAGGATACATTTTTAATTCAAATATCATTGATAAGAGGAGTTATTCGTTTGTTGTTTTAAATGAAACATCTGTTACGAAATCTGGTACTCAATATGTTTTTGAAAACTTGAATATTAAAGAAGGCCAATTAATTAATTACAATTTTACCTATGATGAATCAAGCAATCCTAAAGCATTATTCACATTGCCGGATGAAGGCATTGATACAAACACAATTACATTAACTGTTAGACCTTCTGCAAGTAATACACAAATTCAAGTTTACAATAAAGTAACTGATATTTTAGATACGGATGCAACTTCTCAAGTTTTCTTTTTGCAAGAAACAAAAGGTGGAAAGTTTCAAATTTATTTTGGTAATGACAAAATTGGTAAAAAACTAGCTGATGGGTCAGTATTGAGTGTCAATTATTTGGTAACAAATGGAAGTGTTGCTAATAAAATTGATGGATTTTCAATGACTGCTGCTATTGGTGGTTTTTCAACATCAACGATAAGTGTTGTGTCTATTGCTTCTGGTGGTTCAGATAGAGAAACTGTCGATGAAATTAAGGCGGCTTCGCCTGTCCAATTTGCTACACAAAATCGTTTGGTAACAAAAGTTGACTACGAGTCTTATATTAAAAAAAGTTATCCAAGTATTGATTCACTCTCAGTTTGGGGCGGCGAAGATGAACTTCCGCCAATTTATGGTAAAATTTTAATTTCTTTAAAACCAAAAGAAAACTATTTTATTACGGAAATTGAAAAGACAAGAATTATAAATGAAATTATTAAACCAAAAGCTATTGTTTCAGTTAGTGCTGAGATC